TATGGCTTTGAGCCTGGCTCTACTGCTCAAAATAACTTTAGACCGCCACGCGTATTACGCTGCGGCTCTTGCTTGGCACGAGTCAAGGAAGATGAGACTGCTTTACACGTTTGTGAGGAATAATGGGCGGAAAAGGTAAGGGCTACAAATCAGCTAACTATTACAAGAGTACGGCTAGTCAAAGAGAAGACGCCGCTAACCGCAGGCTTAACTTAGTAGAAGCAGCAAAAGAAAAAGTTGGAGTACCCACTAGGTGGGAAGTTATGACTCCTATAGAGCCCGAGCCTGTACAAACGGAAGAAAGTACTGTAGAAGTTTGGTCAGATACCCCAAGAACTGCGCCAACCATTAATCCCCCTCGCCCAAGAGCGCTAAAAATTGCTTACAGCGAAGATGCTCAAAAACTTGTTGTTCGTTTTAGAGACGGCACTTGGTGGGAGTACAACGAGATCCCTGTAGACATGTGGAACGACCTAAAAGTCAGTAACTCAACAGGACGCTACCTTGCAGGTTCTGGACTAGACCAACACGACAATATGGGGCCTTTTAACCCTAATGATATGCCACCAGAGATTAGGGTATTATTTAACGCCTAATGAGAACATTCGGACCACTATACGTTGGAACTTTAGAGTATTACCACAAGAGGTTTCTACCTATCTTAGAGATCGGCTCTACCCAAGAAACAGAGGGCAGATACCGTAAAGGTAAGTGCTTGGTTTTTAGGGTGCCTTTTAGGAAGCCTGGTTATTACTTTGGCATTTTTTACAAGAACCTCTTTACAGGGTACCCTGACGAAGATGAGATCGACCAGATGCTATTTGAAGCTATGAGATCCCGTATAGCATGGACACCAGAGGACGGATATTACGATGAGACTTTCTAAATCAAAACAGCCATGGACTAAGCCTTTTTCTGAAAAAATAGCTAAGAGAGTTTCTAAGATCCCCACCTCAGAGCTAGAGATGTGGATTGACCAATCACTGTACGAAATTGGGCGCTGTATGTCCCTCTATGCAAAAAACAGAGATATGCATTACTTAGAAGAAGCCTTGACTGGATCAGAGGCTCTGCACGCTGTTATTGACCAACTACATTCTCGCACCACGCCGCTTAAGTGATCGTCGATTTGTCGACAATTAGTGTATGCTAAGCCTTGCCTCTATCTTCTCCCGTTGGCATCGGTAAGCCTGGGTTTAACACCCAGGCTTTCCTTTTTACAATAAACTAAGGTTGATATGACTGAGCAAGAGTTCTTTGATGAAGATGAAGAGTTAGAGCTTGAAGACGACCTCCTTATAGAGGAAGAAGAAGAAGAGCTTGATGAACTCTCTAAAGAGTTTGTCCAAAAGGTAATTGATCGCTGTATCCAGTTTATGGATATGCTCGTAGGGCACCCGCTTCACCCCTATCAGCTTCCCCTAGCACGCCGCATCATTGAGTCGGTACTTATTAATGATGGTGAAGAAGTCACAGCCTTAGCTGCTCGTCAGTCGGGTAAATCAGAGACCATTGCCAATACTGTGGCTACCCTTATGGTGCTGCTCCCACGCCTAGCAAAGATGTACCCAGACCTTCTTGGTAAGTTTAAAGACGGCATCTGGATCGGTATGTTTGCCCCTGTTGAGGGCCAGGTAGAAACTCTCTTTGGTCGTACAGTAAACCGCCTTACCTCTGAGCGTGCACTTGAGATCCTTGGTGATCCTGAGATCGATGACTCACTAGGAAAAGTTGCTGGCGTAACTCGACAGATTAAGCTCAAGAATTCGGGCTCATCTTTAATTATGATGACCGCTAACCCACGGGCAAAGATTGAATCTAAGTCCTTCCATCTCATCGTTATTGATGAGTGTCAAGAGGCAGATGACTTTGTAGTCTCTAAGTCCATCTCTCCTATGCTTGCGTACTACTCGGGTACCATGGTTAAAACAGGCACACCAACTACACACAAGAACAACTTCTATCGGTCTATTCAGTTGAACAAGCGTAGACAAACGGGCGCTAAATCTAGACAAAACCATTTTCAGTGGGACTACCGCGATGTCTCTAAGTACAACGCTAACTATGGAAAGTTCATTAAGAAAGAGATGCTTCGTATTGGTGAAGACTCTGATGAGTTCCAGATGTCGTATTGCTGTAAGTGGTTGCTTGATAGAGGTATGTTCGTTACCTCTAACGTTCTTGATGAGCTAGGAGACACTTCACAGGAAGTCGTTAAAGCTTGGCACCGTACACCTGTTGTTGTTGGTATTGACCCAGCCCGTAAGATCGACTCTACAGTTGTAACAATTGTGTGGGTTGACTGGGATAGGCCAGATGAGTTTGGTTACTTCGATCACAGAATCCTTAATTGGTTAGAGATCCAAGGAGATGATTGGGAAGACCAGTACTTCCAAATTGTTCAGTTCCTTTCTAACTACGATGTGCTTGCAGTAGGGGTGGATGCAAACGGTGTGGGTGACGCAGTTGCTCAACGCCTTAAGATCCTTCTACCAAGAGCTGAAGTACATTCACTTGGTAGCAGTCAGTCTGAGCAATCTAAGCGCTGGAAGCACCTTAAAGCGCTTATTGATCGCCGTATGGTTGGGTGGCCTGCACACGCAAAAACGCGCCGTTTACGTACATGGAAGCGTTTCTACCAGCAGATGTCTGACCTAGAGACAAAGTTCCAAGGCCCTAACTTCTTGGCACATGCCCCTGATGAAGCTCACGCACACGACGATTTTGCAGACTCTTTGGCTATTGCGTGTTGTTTAACTATGGACTTAACGATGCCATCTGTAGAAGTTTCCTCTTCACCGTTCTTCCGCTAACCTGTAAAAATTTTGGGCTTTAGGGACATTTCGCCCCTATAAAGCGAGAGACTATGTAATAGGAAAAAGGCCTTTTCCCTTACTATCCATTGGAGTCATAATGACAATTGCACCATCACCTCACGTTCCTGAAAAGTTCGGTCCTGTCTACGACCGCAAGATGTCCCCAGCAACACCAGGGCAGCGCGGACCACTTCGTTTTGAAGAAGGAATCGCAACAGACACAGACGTCCCACAAGAATTCACAAAGGGCGCTATGCAGGGTTACATGCCTGCACCAGGTCGTCCAAACCGTAATGCAAACGTATTTGAGAAGCCAGCTGAAGAGACAATGCGTGAGCGTGCTCACGTCGGTTCTGCAGCATGGGTAGAAGCACCAAACACTCTCTCAGAGTTTGCTAAGGGTGGATTTGCTGACCACGGTGACAACCGTATTGAAGAAGTTGTCCGCAGCGGATCACATCAGCAGCGCCTTAACCCAGCAGTAGTACAAGACTAATTTCATTCTCGTATCCCTGCCTCTCTTCCACGGGGCAGGGCTTCGGGATTTCTAAGGAGTAATTGTGGCCCTCATCAGAGGTAGAGAAGTAAAAGAAGCCCCAACACAAACTCCTGCCAATCCTAAGCTCTATAACATGATTACCATGCAAGCAGGCGCAAGATTTTCCAAAAACTCTCCTGCTAAGGCACACTGGATTCATGCCAAGTACACTCAAATGGGCGGACAATTTGTTAAGTCCAAAAAGGATGTAGACCCTCGTATGCGGGACTACGTTCAAGAAGCCAAAGATAAAAAAGAAGAAGAGCAGAAGAAAAGAATTACAAAACCTGTGGTTGGAAAACCTATGGTTTATGAGGCAAAACGCTAATAACCATTTACAGATTTGTCGATAATTGTGTTAAGGTTAGCCATATGTTTTGGGAGGGAAGTAAGTTGTCAGTCTTAGAGGCAAAGGTGTGCACTAAGTGCGGCCTTTCTAAGGCATCTTCGGGCTTCCACAAGCGTTCCCTATCTAAAGACGGCTTAATGGCTCAGTGCAAGGAATGCGTAAATTCCAGAATTAAAGCTAACTACGATAAAGACCCAGCTAAAAAAATTGCCAAAACTCGTGAGTATCATCTTGCTAATCCTGAATGGTCTAAAGAAAAACTAGCTGCTTGGCACAAAAAAAACCGCGAAGTTAGGTATGCGCGGGTCAAAAATCGTTTAGCAAATGACCCAGAATTTTTATCTTACCGCCGTAAAATTCAGGCTAACTCTGAGCGCAAACGCCGCGCAGTTAAAGTGGCTACGCAAATAGAGCACATTACGCTAGAACAATACAATAAAAAGTTAACCGCATTTAACAACTTATGCTGGATATGCGAGCAAACAATTTCAAAGCTTGAGTGGGACCACGTTCAGCCTTTATCCAAAGGTGGGGTTCACACTTTAGAAAATCTAAGGCCATCATGCGATAAATGCAATGGTAGAAAAAATGATGCATGGCCTTTTACAGATGAAATGAAAACAGCACTTGCCAATGAGGTTCGTAACCTCACTAAGTTTGAGGAGGTGATGCCATGAGTTCCATTGATTTTAGCCCACCTTCATACCGTGCCGCTAGCAGCGATTTAACAATCTCCATTAGTCCGCTCGGACTAGTTGAATTAGCTGACGAGGAATTCGAATAGCGAAGTCCATGGGCCTCGTCTAAACCGTTACAGCCTTAACTGGGCGATGTATTTGGGACACCACTATTCTTACCGCCGACAAGTAGGCGAATCGCAGATCGCGCTTAATTACTATCGCGCATTTACTGATTTTGTTATTAACTTCACCTTCGGTAAAGGGGTATCCTTCCGTTCCCCAAAAGAAACGGAAGCTATTGTTCCAGACCTGCTTGAGCGTGTTTGGGAAGTAGACA